AACAAGAGATCCAATACCTCTTGAAGAAACACCAAGCTTCACTCCTTCATCAAGAAGTGACTTAGCAATGTTACCCATTGGAGTGTCGAGGATTTTTGCTTTACCAATAAAATTATTTCCTTCTGCTTTTAGACTTGTGATCATGTGTGATGCACGATCTAAATTTACCGTTGGCCCATCGGGATGACCAAGTTCTCCAAGTGCTCTTCCTTCTTTAATATACTTTTGGGTATACTTTGCAACTTCTCTCTCAAGAATTGGGAAGGGATAGCAACGACCATTGCGGTTTGTAATTTCTGCTTGAAGAAAAGGCCCTGTAATATAAAGACTGGTTTTACCATTCTTTTCTTCGGTGAGAACTTGAATATTCTCGATTTGCTCTGTAATTAGTTTCATTGTTTTACTGGGTAAATCCTACTTTTGCAACTTGAACCGTACCACCTAAAACATGAATTAAATCACTAGCTGTTTTTTCAATAACTTCGGAAGTGTTGTTTAGCATTGTAATAGAACCAATTCCAGAATATGTAGAATTTCTTATTACAACTACAACAGAACCACCAGAAGCATTAACAACTCTAACGAGAGTTGCACTTCCAACAGTAGTGCTATTACCAATTCCTGTGGCTAAATTAGCCTCATTACCTTTTACCTTTAACCTATACATCTTGATCCTCGGTTTCCATAGTTGGGTCAAACATTTGAGCACCAATGACAGGCTTTAACTCATCAATCATTGAAACGCTTTTTTGATAAAGCAGTTGCTTGATTGCATCAGTAAGTTCCGCAGCTGGTGCGTCGGACATCACCATCCCAATAAAATCATTTGTTTCCATGAAATTACTTATAAAATCTTATATTATTTATAGTTTGTTGGTTTTCTTAGTATCTACTTTGTCCGCTTCTGGTGCTTTTACGTTTGCTGCTTTTTCACTAGGTTGCGGATCTTTAACAGGTTTCCCTAACCCAATCTCAAGATCTTTTGCATTTTGCTTTTGAGTTTTCTTAATAAGATCCTGACCTGTTTTTTGAACATAATCAGTTGGCATTCCAGTTTCAAGATCGGTTGGTTGAGTAGGTGGTGGAATAATACCTGTGTTAAGTTCATCCGCAATTTGGAAATCAATTTCGATCATTTCCTCTTCGGTCTGGCGTAAGATCTTTCTTCTTACATACTCATTAGAATAATATTTTCCAACATAAGGCTCTACTTGCTGAAGAAGAGAAATTCTTTCATTCATTAATTCTGTTTCTTTTAGTTCAGCAAAATGATTGTCGTAAACATAATCATATTGAATGTGATCACTCATCCATTCCCAATCTTGTGGAGTGATGATATTTTTAAGAACTAATTGAGTCTTTAGTAGATCATGGAATACATTGCTAAATCTTTTACGCAATCTCCCTACAAATCTAGAGAACATGATTTCATCTCTAAGAATTTCAGAAGATCTTCCTAAATTAAATCCACCGTCTGCAGCAATTCTAGATTCAGGAATACCTAAGGAACGATAAAGTTTCTTTTGGAAGTATTCAATATCTGCAAGTTCTCCAAGATTCTGTCCACCAGGAAGAGTGGTGATTTCAGTTCCACGACCACCTTCTCTACGAGGTAGCCAGAAATCTTCCATCATACTGGTAAACTTTTTATCATCACGAACTTCACCAGTTGATGCATCATAGACAAGTTTATTTCTATAACGCGACATTACATCACGAAGATATTGTTCCGCCTTGATTTTAGGAAGATTACCTACATCGATGTAGAAAATTCTACGCTCTGGAGCACGAGACAATCTGTAAATAACCAGAGAATCTTCAATCATACGAAGTTGATTGAGAGACTTGATTGCTTTATGTAAGTATGATAAAACAGTCATCTTGTTACGATCAACAAGACCCGAAGTAATATAAGTTACGGAATCTTTCGCTAACTTAACACCTTTACCATATCCACTAGCGCCAGTTGAATATCCTTGACTCTTAGGAGTATAAACAAAATACTCTTCTATATCGGGAAAGTCTAACTTTTCAACACCAATCTCTCTAGAAAGAGTGTTGACATTTTGAATGTCAACAATATTACGGTTATCTTTTTTCTTTAATTCTCTTACAAATTTAATTTTAAGTGAATCAATATATCTAATTTCTTGAATACCATTTTGAGGATTCTCAAGATCAATTACTTTATGGTAAAATACACGACCATCAACGTACCAATTTCTAAAAATTTCATGAGCTTTTTTATCAAAGTCCATCAATTCTTTGATGTACTTGAACTCATCACGAATGATATTTTTAATATTATCGTCTACATTCAAGTTTGATAATTCAATTTCTACAGGAGAATCATTTAAGTCTGATACAATAGCTTCGTTTACAACATCTTCAATAGCTTTGTCTGCTTCAGGATGCAAAGCCATTTCACGATATCTTTTAATCAAATCATACTCGGTTTTATATACACCTTCAATATCTACATATTGACCATAAAAGCCTGAAGAAATGTAGTAGTCAACCCCGTCCTCATTATTAGGAGGAACGGGGGATACTTGCTTCTTAGGCTTTTTATAACCGTCATCAATTGAAAAACCAAACAGAGCCATTACGTTTTGAAGTAACTTTTAACTATTTATTATCTTACTTCAACGCCGTTTGAACCATTATATGCTTCCCACCATTGAACTTGGAAGTCAACTTGGAATTCTTCAATCTGGCTGTTTGCATCATATGACAATGCAATAGCTGAAACTGAAGATGGGAAAATGCCATGGAAATTGTAGTATCTCAGAACGGGGATATTCTGAGCACTTGCAGTAGCAGCGGTTGTAGGTGCTCTACCTAACTGATAAACTTTACCATCAACTTGATAAGCTGAAGGATCAATTTGACCCGAGTTATCAGAAACTCTGTTGATGAAGTTCATCCAACGCTCAAAAGAATTTCTAAGAGCAAAGTCTGTGTCATTAATAACTGTTACTGACCATGGTTCAAAGGTTCTGTCTCCAGCAATTTGAAGAGTTCTACCTCTGAAAGGAACTGGGATTGGGGTAATCGTTGAAGCTGGTAATGAGGCAGCTTTTACAAGGAATCTAACCTTGTCGTTGATCTGGGACTCATTAACTCCATTAGGAAGAGCTGCTGCTGGAAAAGGAATTTCAACCTCAAATAGATTTGGGCGAACACCACCACCTGCTAGTCTTCCCTTGAAGTTATCTAGAAATCTTCCGTCAGATCCTGAATTTGGGATTTGTTGAATCGAAGGCATTGTTCTTTAACTCCGTTGTTGTACTATTATTTAAATCAAACTCTTCCAACTACTTCTTCAAAGCTGATACCAGTTCTGGTAGCAACGAAGGTAAGTCCGATGTAATTAATGCTACGAGCAGGTTTTACAAAAATATCAGCTCTGAACTCATTAGCATCAATAATATCAGGAGTATTGTTTGTCTCATCACAAATCAGTCTATAATCAATGATTCCTCTCTTGGCAACTACATCACGGAGGTATGGCTCAACAATATTCACAAAGTTTGATCTTGTGATCTCATCGTTGAATTCAAAGAGTTGAGTTCTAGCAGCTCTTTCAATTGCAGCCTCAATGGTTAGGAATAGCATTCTAACGTTGATTCTATCAAATGCAGATGCATATGATAGACCAGTTTTATCTCCAAAAAGGATAATACCAGATCCAGGAGAGAAGATGACTGGATTGATTCTCTTGACATAGAGAAGATCTCTTTGTGCTTGAGTTGGGTTATATGCAAGCTTAACAGCGTTGTTAATAACACCTCTTCTAGAACCAGCAGGTGAGAACCAAGGATAGTCGGTAATTACCGTTCTACAAAGGCAACCTGCAACATCAGCGTTTAGAGGAATATATCTAAACTTATTTGCAAATCTGTCGTACTGATACTTGTAACCACTATCAAAAATACCATAAGACGAAGAAGTGATTGCATCATAGAAGTTAATAATATTGTTAGTTTGAGTGCCAGAATCAGCTACATCAACAACTGCAGATCTGTGTGGAGAAATAACAGCAACACAGTCCTTTCTAAGTTCGGCAATGTTGATAAGTTGATTTGCCTTGGCTTGAGTGGTAAGCTTATCCGAGAAACCAGGACCCATGATTAGGTAGTTTACTGGATATTCCTTAACAGTCTCAAAGATTCTATATCCATTCATTAAATCACCAAGGGTGACTGAGTATCTTGGATCTGTATAAGCAGAGGAGATACCAGAAGTACCGTAGGTGTTACCGCCGAGGAGAGTATAGCTCTTAGCTCCAGCAGCATTGAATGTTACTCCTTGTGCCTTCTGACCCCAAGCACCACCAGTAGTGCCACCAAAACCAGTTGCAGAACCTGCAGAATCAGCACCAGCATAAATGTATCCTGAACTTAGTGCAATATAATCCTTGTAGTAGATGTTCTGGCTTGGGGAAAGCTGAGCATCAGATGCCTTAGATAAACCAATGTGCTTCTCAAGGATATTTCCAGCAATTCCAGTTACCGAACCACTATCATCAACAACGACAACATGAATTTCGTCGTTCTTGGCGCTTCTGCTATTAGCGTAGGTTGAAGTTCCTGGCTTAGGAGCAATCGAATTCCAGTAAACAGTTGAATTTACTAATCCAAGACTTTGCTGGTTGTACCAATCAAGAGCAGTGGCAGTACTTGTTCCAGTTGTACCAATTCCAATGAATCCATTAACGGTAGTTGCATTAAATGCATAAAGATCTGGAGTATAAGTTACTGCAGTTTCTACTTGAGTTGTGCTGTTAACAACACTGGTAATTTTAACATCAATGTGAGTGTTGCCGATACCAGTAACAATGCCTTTTACAAAACCAGTAAATGCGGTTGTAGTTCCTACACCAGCAACTGCAAATGTACCAATTTGCGTTACAGCAGCTCCAACTGTTACCGCTGAATATAATTGAGTAGTTGTGGTGGTTCTACTAAACGTTAAATCAGTAGTAGCAGCCCCTACTGCGGAAGAAGGAACTGAAAGATATACAGTACCAACACCGATTGCAAGAATTGTGGTCCCTGCACCGATATAAGTTCCTGAAACTGCATCATTAACAAGTAATCCAGTGGTGTCAACACCAACGCTAACATCATATGCTTCGCTAAAGGTTCCTGCAGTTGTTGCAACACCAACAGTAATAGCAGTGGTTGCTGTAGAAATGCCAGTGTTTACACCGATAAGTCTTTGATCTGCAAAAGCATCAATAACACAAACTTTTAATCCGTTTGCCCAAACACCTGGATCTTTTGCTGCCCAGTGCCAGGTTGATGGTGAAGAGTAGTTTGTGGTATAATCTTCGTAGTTCTTGATCTTAACAGTTGTAGATCCAAGACCTACAGCTGTTGGTGCGTTTGCGTTGTTTAAGTTTGCTCCGTCAGCTCTGACTACACGCAATACGCCACCATAAGTTAAATAGTTTGATGCACTATACCAATATTCGTACTGATTATCATTTTCGCTTGGCTTACCAAACTTATTAATTAAATCTTTTTCGCTCTCAACTAATGTGGCTTCCTCCACAGGACCTCTTTCAAAAGGTCCAACAAAAGCACCAGTTAATTGACTTACGGAATCAATCCTTCCAACAGTTAGATCTACTTCTCTAACTTTAATTCCAGGTGAAACTAAACCTAAAGCCATTTGGATTCCTCTAGTAGTTCTTCATTTGCTCTATGAAATATTTATAAATTCCTTCTTCTTACCGATAGTCCCACATGTAAGACTTATCCCCATACTCGTCTACATGCCATTTATCATCCCAAGCCTTTTGGTCTTTTTGACTAGCAAATAACCAACGATCTCCAGTTTCCTCTTCTACAAAACCTGTGAGGTCTTCCAAACCGTCCACAATAAATCCAAATGGAGCCATATCTTGCTCAATTTGGTTTTTCTGTTCCTCATAAATTCTTTTACGAACATCATTGTCTGTCATCTCCTTGAAATAAGGTTGAACAACTAACCATGCAAATATAACCAAACACATTGCTAAGTCATCATTACATCCTTCTTCAGCTTCAAAAGATTGATTTCTTTGGATAAATGTGGTAAGCTCACTGATAACATCATAATCCGAAAAGATTAGTTTATCATCTTCAATTAATGTTTTTAAATTAGAGCATCCAACTTTTTTAACAGTCTTACTCATCTTCAATCCCAACTGAGATTTTGTACCAGAAAATCCCTGACCCACAATCTGACCAGCTCTACCTCTCATAGCAACCATAAGAAGGTTATCATACTCAAGATCAAATTGTAGGATTGAAGCAACCTGATCACCAACGTCGTTGGTTTCAATCAACACGTATGCTTTATTATATGCCACTGCTACCTGCTCAATAATGCTTGGAAATAGCATTGGTTTGATTTCGTTATTTCGATATTTTGCTACAATCTTATATGGAAAAGTTGTTATATCAAAAACAACAAATGCAGAATAATCGTGCGATACCCCTCTAGCAACGTCCGCAGTTAAGATATAACTATTACCTTCTATAGCTTCTTGATATACGTCCAATCCCTTATTTGTTTTAATCGGATCTTCATATACCAAAGACTTTAACTTTGATGCTGATATTAATGTATCAACAGATCCTAAAAATTCGCACTCAAATTCTTGAGAGAACTGTTGTTTCGATGTGTTTGCAATAGTTTGCTCTTTCCATTCAGCATCACGACCAGGGACTTCTGACCAGTGAACTTCGGTCGTTACATACTGGTTTCTACCACGCTCAGCGTCATGCCAAAGACGGTAAAAATGATTCATACCCTTGGGGGTAGAAACAATAATTACTTTAGTTGATGTACCAGATGAAATTGTAGGATATACTGAACTAAAGAAGTCATCAGCAATGTGATTTGGAATGAACGCAAATTCGTCCAAGAAGATAATGTTGAATGACATTCCTCGGACGGCAGAACTAGACGTAGATGCTGCCATGATTTTGGAGCCATTTTCTAAAGTTAGGCTTCCTCGGTTCCATGCAATAATGCCTTGCTGCATCCACTTAGGAAGATTCTCATACGCTGTTTGCAATCTTTCTAATAACTCTCTTGCAGTTGATGCTTTGTTTGCTAAAATACCAATGTTAACATTGTCGTTAAAAACTGCATAATGTAACAAATAAGAAACCACAGTTGTAGACTTACCAGTCTGACGAGGCATCTTACAAATATTAAATCTATTATTATGGAAATTTCTAATTAACTTCTCTTGGAAAGCATACATATCAAAAGGTATTAAACCTTTATCAACGTTTACAATTCTGACATAATTTTGTGCAAAATATACAGGATCTTGTTTACATTTAATAAACTCTTCAATTTGCTCAGCGGTAAACTCAATAGGTGTATTAGCCTTTTTTAAATTAGGATTACCAAGATAAATGTTATCACTCATAAAAATTACCTTTGTTCAATCCAGTTTAGAACCGCAAGTGCTTTTTTGTTAGTATTGGGACTTGCACAAACAAGTGTATAAGTATCACTAATTGTTCCAATGCCACTTCTACCTAACTGAAGTGCTGCTCTAACATCAAGATCAACTAACGCACCACTGCCATTAATTACAAAACCACTCAAAAGATCGTCTCCACCAGATACTGCAGTTTGAGTAATATTATACTGCATAAAAGAGTTTGGATCGGGATGATTTACCCAAGTTCCTCCAGTCAGTGTTGCATTTTGTAGAAGTTGCCAATAAACATTCGTATTATCATCAGTTGCTGCCTGTAATGATCTCAAGAGCATTACCGCACCTAAATTACTAGACTTTAGACGAAGACTTATAATTGGATAGAATGTGTTTGCGGATTGCATCGTTGTCCCTGTGATGGGATTTGAGATGCTCAAAAGAGTTCCAAGTTTTTCTGGTTCTCCTTCCTGAATAAGAGAATTGGAACCTTGATAGATGTAATGAGTTCCTGCAACACCAGTTACATTTTCTATCTCAAGTCTAATAGGTAAGAAAGGAGTAGAACACCAAACTCCTGGATTAGTATTTGAGTTCTCAAAAGTATGAGATGCAACAGTCTCATTCTTCATCAACCAAGCAAATTGAATTATACCTGCACCATACCATTCATAATTGATGGAAATCATTTGTTGTTTTGTTGGATCTGCAGTTACTCCAGTCCACCCATTACCATCAAACTTTTCACCATTCCATTCATCTCTGTATACTCTGGTTTCTGTAACAATTCCAGTTACACTACTGCGAATTACATAAGAATATGTTCCTCCATTATCCTCAAAGAAAATACCATTATTATCATCAAACAATCCAAATCTTCTGCGAATACCTACTTGTGGTTGTTCAAGACGAATTGCAAATGCAAGAGTTGCACCTCTACCAGGAATGTATCTCATTACATTCTTGGTTTGACGAACGATTTTACTACCAGCAGTAGAACCAACTTGCATTATAACATTACTGGCATTTGCATTAAATGTTGCAGTTCCTACTCCAACTACTCTTTCATCCCATACATCAGTCTCTTTGCCATACTGAAAGGTATTGAAGAATACTGTTTGATATGGAGATATTTTGAATCTGTTGTTATTAGAAAATTGAGGTCTCCAATCTGTCTGGTTTCCCCAGTGATCTGCAATATTAAAAACTTCAAATAAAGATCTTTCTTGATCTAAGAAGTCCTGTGTTTTCTTATTCCACTGAGCCATGAATTAAACCCAATCTAATTTTGCGTAATGATATCTTTTAGAATCTTTAATATTGATAGAACTTTCCTGATGATGTACAGGATAAATTTGTTGTATAATAACGCCAGGATATTCAGCTTGAAGATGTTCTGCTAATTTTTCTTTTGATGGAATACCATCTTTAGATGTCATCTCCATTCTATAAAACTGCCCTCTCCAAACAAGATCGGCAATAAATTCCTCACCAACTTGTTGTGGTTCTTGTTGACCACCAATGTTTAAAGTTCCATTGAAGTCACCATTAATAGTAACGTTTTCTGAAAGAAATTGATTGAAGCTTTTCATATCAGCAATTCCAAGCTCTAAGGGACTTATTGATTCTGCTATTAGGATCACTAGCAGTTTTTTTGCTGGTACGTTTGTTTTTCATACCTCTCATACGAGCGCAGAATGATGCTCTACGAGGATTACCAACTTTTTTTGAAGGTGCTTTTAGATCACTATCAGGATTTTCTCTTTCATAAGACTTTCTACCTTTCTCGTTTAGACCGCCTTTTTTGTTTTGACCTTCCTTACGAGTCCAAGCAGCACCTTCACCAATGACACCAATATTTAAAAGATAGTTCTTACGACGCTTTTCTGGAGTATCAATTGTGGTATTTTCTTGAATATCTTCACCTTCAGCTTTATAAGAATCTGCAGTTCTAACCATTCCTGAACCAGGACTTAAATTTGGAAGACCTACAGCAGCTGCTTTTTTCTTTTGAAGATCTATGGCTTTTTGTCCCAATTGTGAAGCAGCAGCGGGTGTTAATGCCCCAGCTCCTGATGATTTTCTAACTTCAAAATCAGAACTAAATGGACTTGCTTCAGCTACGTTCTCTTCGTTAGCGACTACATATCCAGAGTTCGTACTTGTCATGCATGGATAATATGCAAGAACTTTTCCACCAGGATATACTTTTTGAACGGCATCATTTACTTCATCTCTAGATGGAACTTGTGGAGATGGGAAGTACATTTTCAAAGTATATGTTTTACTTAAAAACATAATCATGATAGAATATAACTGACCAGAGGTTTGAATTCTTTTTACAGACTCTGATACGTTTTCATCGCTTTGCATATACTCTGCAGCGGTATCAATAAAATCTGCAGCCCTGGTAATTTTAGATTGAACCCAAGCAGGAATTTGCTGATTTGATTTTTTAATTACTTTTCTTAAAACGTTGATTGATCTCTCAATTTGATCAAATTCAACGTTTGCCATATATCCTTCTTCGTCTTTCATCTTGCCAGAGGCAACTTCCTTATGATCTTCAGTAATTTTTTTAGTTTCCATCTTTTTTAACTTTGTATAATAGTTTGGAAGTTCTTCTACGTGTTGGAGGGCAATTTTCATGGCAGTGGGCTTATTCTTAGTATGCTCTTTTTCAACACTCGTTCCCATGACTATTTGCCTTCTAATTACAGAAGGACTTACCCCATGCTTAGCCGCTATTTGATTTATACTCTTAGCAGGTTTTAATTGCTCTTGCATTGTATTATTTTTCTTCTTTACTATTTAGAAAACCTTGTTTAATTAATTTTGATAATTCTGCTGTTGATCCAACAAACAATGAATTATTAACTGTAGTTGGACCATTATATTTGGCATCAAGTTCTTTCATTTTTTTCTGAAGATCAATTAATTTATCAGTTACATCTGCAACATTTTTAATTAACTGTCCAGCAACTTCATAAGCTCTTGGGTGATCTGTGCTGGTAGCAACTTCCAATATTCCATCTACAGCTTCTTGACCTTTTTCAATTAAAGAATATAATTGTCCACGAGTATATTCATAATCTTTCTTAGGCTCATCAATTTTTTCAATTTCTGGCTTTTCCACAGAAACTATTTCTGAAGAAGAAACCTCAGATTCTACGTTTAAAACGTCACTAATTTTATCGAAGGAGTTCATGGTTTATAAATTTAAATCTGTATGTTGTGATGGACTGTAAGTTTTGAAATCTTGGAAGAATGAATTTGTTTCATTAAAACCAAAATCATCGCCAGGTTCAATTAATGGATCGTCGGCGGCATTAATTACGCCATCCTCGTTATAATCTTGCAGTGCTTTAGGAGTTGCTGCGTAACGAACTTCTCTCTTAGCATTTGTTGCTGTGCTGCTGTAGTAATCAACTTGAACTTTTTTGATTAACTTATCAGTAGAATCTACAAGAGGTCCTACTAATGATGTTTTTGCAACAAAGTTTAATGTATATATGATAATCCTTGTCTCATCAAAGCCACCTTCATAATTATCATCTGGTGGATTGACTGATTCTAAGATAATGGGAACGTCTCTTTTCTCTCCAATTGTCTCAACTAAATCTATAGAAATATTAAATGCAGGTTGAAAAAATGGTAAGATTTGTTCTATAATTTGCAAGACATCTTCTTGCGTTTTGGACATAATTGATAACTGAAAACTAATATTGTATGGAACTGGTAAATATACTTTCTGAAGTCTAGATGTATCAGTAACTGTTTTAAACGTTTGTGTTACGCTTCCCTTTCTAGATGGATCGTATTGAAGACCTTTCATTTCAAAGGACATTCTTGGGAGAGTTAATGTAGACTTTTTACTTAAGTCTGGTTGCTGTTGAATTCTTGCTAAGAATTTCTGAACAGGTCCATATGCAAGGGGAACTTCTAATACTGAAACCGCATTGCCACTAGAATCCGTTTTTCTAATTTCAATTTTATTAAAAAGAGTTCCAAAACCAATAATGGTTTTTCTTATAATTCCGTGATAAAAATAAGTTCCTAACATCAGTATTCTCCAAATGGATTATTTTCAGTAAAATCTAAAAATGTATCTGCTTCAGATTCAATTTCATCATTCTCTGCATATAAATCTTGATCGTTAAAATAATCAACTGATTTTAATATGTATCTTCCAGTTGATCCAATACCAATATGATTGGAAGTTTTAGCAGAACCTACAATAACTTCACCGATAGTAAATCTTCCAGTTCTTCTATAAACACGTAATTTTTTATTAACAGCATCCCAATCTTTAACAACGGCTTTTGTTCCTGAAGTAGCTCCAGTAATAAGTTCGTTCAACAGATAGTTTCCTGTCGATATGCCTGGAGATGTAAAAGTTATTGAAGGTATAGTAGTATATCCAGACCCAGCATTTGTAATATAAACTCGTGACACAACACCTTGAGAATTTATAAAGGCTTCTGCTGTTGCAGTTGTACCAGCACCAGGAGCAGATATTGTTACTATTGGTGGTTTAGCATAATTTGATCCAGCATTATTGATGACAATTCTAGATATTGTTCCATTAGTTGATATACCTGCCGTAGCTATTCCACCAGAACCTCCACCACCACTGATTGTTATTGTTGGTGGTGTTACATATCCACCACCAGGATCAGTAATGAGAATCCTATCAATAGAATATGCGGTGGTATAACCTGCAGCAGGTCTTTGAGTTGTAATAGCTACAGCAGTGGCTCTCTTTCCTCCTGCTGGAGGAGCAGAGAATGTTACTATTGGAGTAGAAGTATATCCCCATCCGTCGTTAACTAAATGAACTCTATTGACTCCTCCAGTAGGAGCGACAGTTGTTCCAGCTCCTGCTGTATTTGCAATACCCGTAAGCGTTAGAATTGCATCAATTCCTCTCTCAACCATGTTGTGATCAATTTCATGAACTCCAGTATCAATGAGTTCATCCTCAAACATAAATGGCTCACACTTCAATTCATAAACATAAAGTTTGTTTAATTGATAGAACTCTACTTCATGCTCAACAAATTTAACTTCGTATAATGTATCAGTCAGTGGAAAATATATTAGATCTCCTTCTTTAGGTCTGTTTGATATTTTTAAATTTTCTTCTTGAAGTTCAGCTTCAATAAATGGAGTGATGAAATCTTCAAATTTTTCTCTTGATACAATCAAAGATAAATCATCATTTGCTTTTACACCAAACTTTGATAAAATATCTCCTCCACCACCGAAGCCACCATAAGAAGCAACATATGCTTCCATATAATAATTGTCATTAAATCTACCAAGAATATTTTCTCTTAAGACTCCATCTTCAAGAGCATATCCTCTTGGCATATAACCAATGTTAACCCCATACATCTTCAACTGTTCGTTGATAAGATCTTGAATTAATCTTTGTTCTGAAGAGTTCCCTTGAATGAAGTATGGATTAAGAGCCATATTATCCGACCATATCTAAAGGTGGTAGTTCGTAGTCTGAAGACATTCTCGTCTTAATATCTGCTAGTTCATTAATGGCATCTTCATAAATTTGTCTACCATTAAGTTCTACACCGCCTGGAAGCTTCACACCATTAAATTTAATCATATTTTGTCCCCATTGCTTTTTAATCAATGCAGTCAAATAAAGTTTTAAAAATGAATCATTCCATACCTTAGGAAAATCTGCAGGATCTAAAATCCTATAACAATCAATAATAATATAACTGTTTACTGCCACACTTGACCAGTTCATATCAACATATAATCTATTCTGTCTTTTTGTATATCTAATTTTTTTCTGGGGACTAATTAGCCATTGAATAGTTTCCAAATATTCTTTAACCATAGCATAATTTAAAAGCTCAATTGATGTAAAATTATATACGTCATTTAAGAAAATTTGATAAGCAATATTAAACATTCCGCTAGAGAATGTGCTATCATCAAATCTAAAAATACCTTCAACACCAATAACACTATCAGGAATTTCGATATAATTTTTTGATTCCAAATAATTAAACGTAGTAACACCTACAGTTTTTGAAGTTGTTGTATTTGCCTTTGCTCTATCAATATCATCTTGAGTAATCTTATATTTTAAATACATCTTTTCAATACCATCAAAATGACGCTCTTGAAAATACTGCAACGCATCATCAACTAGATCATCAATTTGATCATCATCCACGTTGATTTCTAAAACTGGATATCCCAGTCTTCTTAAGCAGTAATCAATGAGCTGTTGTCTACTTGCTGGTTTCATTGTTCTCGTATGCTCTTGTTTATTTCTTCTTGCAATTCATTTTTAGTTTGAACTAATTCATTATAATCATTTAATAGACTTTGGTATTTTGCCTCCAATACAACATTGTCACGATATAATGCAGTTACTCGTTCAGAAAATGTTTTCACCAAAACATTAATATCGACTTCAGGATTCATTTCAATATTCACCTCCATCTATAGTGCTAGTCCACACAGGAACATTTGTTCCTGGTTGTGTTGTAAGTATATAGTTAGAAGTTGATATCCCACTGCCAGGGGCTGATGTAGAATTCATCAATCCAGTATTATCAAAGTATACAACACCATTTGTGCTTGTGTCTGCTAGCTGATAGTAGATACCTTTAATGTCAAGATATCCTTTTGTGCCACTAACGTATCCGCGAATACCTGTTGCAGTTGCAACACCAATGGTTGCGTCTGGGACAAATGTAAATCTTTGATTGTAATCTTGGAAACCAAAGAATCCTGTTTTATTTGCGGTTGTTCCTAAACCAACACCATTATCATTGTAAGTAAATGAAATACCTCTATTAGTTTGTGTATCCCATCCAAAAACTACAGTAACTTGAGATGCAGATGAAATACCAGCAGTTGTTACACCAGCAATAGTTACTGATTTTGAGCCAGCATTGTACGAAACAATTGTTCTATTTGCTTCTGTTGCTGGAAGTCCAGCAAGATTTCTTAGAACATCACCTGTATTAATTCCTGTTACAGAATCTAATGTAATTGTAGATACACCAGCAGAAATTGCTCCAATTACAGTTCTTACTGAAGATGGATCTGATAATGCTAAAATAGATTCTTCTACTGTAATTGTGGAAGAATTAATATTAGTTGTTTGTCCATCAACTTGTAAGTTACCTTTAATTACGACTGTTCCATCACTACTCAATCCATCTGGATATGGATCAATATAAAGAACATTTCCTGATCCTGGTCTAGTGCTAATTATATTTGATGTAATTCCAATAGAACCAATTGTGACACCATTTTCAAAAGCACCACCAGCAGTAGAAATGAAGTTACCAGATAATGTTAAATTGCCAGCAATATTTAATGATGCAATTTGATTATTAGCATCAGTTATAATCGCTTTTCCAGCGGTTACAATGCCAGGCTGTTGATCTAAAAGTTCGGCAAAATATCTACCCCCAACTACAACTGGATTTTGCGCTCCATCGCCAATCCAAAGTCTTCCTCCATTATTATTATATGCACCACCAGTTCCGATAGAAACTGCAATTTCACCATATCTTAATGATGGTAAAGATGATATTCCACTACTTCTTTTGAGTAATATCGTTGCTCCTATAGCCATCAGAATTCACCCCCATCGACAAGAATGTTTTGTCCTAAAATCCCAACAGCTTCCCACTTTCCAGTTGATGAATTATATTGAAGAACGTCACCATTTGTTAAATTGGTTACGTCAACATTTAGCAGGGAGTTTATAGTATTAGCTCCTCTTAAATTTGTGGTGACTTTAATCCTGTTTTGATCTGATATCCTGGTATTAAATTCCGTCATGAGGTTGAAACTCCTGCAGTAACTGTTACTGTTCCCTCAACAACTCTAGTTTTTAAACCTGTTGCAGTTTCTGTAAGCAAAACATCATACAAATATCTACCTTCTTTCAAAGATGAAGATGCGGTAGAACCAATAGATACTTTTATTTCACCATAATCAGGATTTGGGATAGTCACCGTCATTGGGTACTTTGTAGTACTTGATGGGTGTTTTTTAATGTGAGACACGCCTGTATAACCATTCAAATCAATAGGAAGATCATTATACTCTTCCAACATGAAAGATGTTGTAAAATCTGTTCCTTGAGGTATGACTAAATTAACAACTCTTACAGACATGCTTACATGCTAATATAATGTTTTAAATATTTATAACTTAGCCACTAATTGAGCTAGCAAAGTTTTCACTTCTGCCAGTTCAGATTTAATAGATTCAATTTCATTTCTTTCTTTAATTTTTTGATCACGCAATGAAATGTAATTATCAAAAGATGATTTATCAGAATTAACAATAGCTTTTGAGAAACTATCTCTTTTTAAAGAGCTATTACCCTCTACGGGTATTAGATCTCTATCATAATCGTTGTTCATGTTATGCTAATGCAATTGCTCTAAATTCTTTGATCTTAGGTACAAAGGCTTGATTAGTGCCAGTCATTACCACCTTAATTGTAAATCCAGTAAATTCTGGTAAATTGTTAACAGTAAATTTATAATCACGATATTCATTATTATTACTTGATGCGATGTTGGTGTCAGGTGTTCCATCACCAAGATTTGTATATCCTGGGAAAAGAACGTATGGTTGATCTACATCAGGGGAATCATTTCTATAAAGTTTGTATAGAACACGAATATCATTACTTTCATCTCTAAATGCTGCAAATCTTACATCAAGAGACGTTGCAGGATTTTCTAAATTAACTCTTTTAGTTACATAAGTAGCTGCACTTGGATCAGTTAAATCTGAATTAACTCTATTATCTCCAACAAAATCAGTAATTGAATTGTCAATTCTGTTTGTTGTTGTAATTACATTAATTCTATCTAAATCGATTACAGGTGATACATTTCTATTTTGAGTGCTTAAAGTCATTTCCATAGTAAATGACTTATTACCAGGGAGAGATGAAAGTTTATCAAGTTCATTAACTTCAGAACAAATAATTCTAGGAGTAGTAAATTGATTTACTGCATTTAAATTAATTGGTTCATAACCATTGTCTTGGAATGAAATTTCAGTTCCATCAACACTAGTAGCACTGACTGTTCTTACTCTTGTTGCAATTTGAGTTGTAGAAGGAATCATAATCTGAACATTAGGAGTAAGAGTTTCAAACTGAATATTTTGAGTTGCTCTTACATTTCTACCACCAGCTTGCTCAGTGTCACTAAATGCAAGAATTGGTAAACCGTTTGAGCCATCTCTAGCAGTTCCCAATCCAGTTGATGTTGTATTGATTTTAACATAATAAGAATCTAATTCAATATCATTCGATACATCAACATCAGCAAAATTATGAGTTGTATTAACTCTTCTCAATGAGACACCAGCAAGTTCATACTTCATAACTGGTGAGTTAACTGTATGTGTTTGAGCAACTGTGTTATCAATGGCTCTAGAAATACCAGTTAAAGTTTGAGGAGATGTTGATGCGTTAGTACCAGTGTAACTGATAACTTCATTGTTAATTAAAATATAACCTGGATTTGTGCTTGAAACCCCAACATTTTCAAAGCTTGTAAATATACCTACGTTGGTTACTGGAAGACCAGTTGTTGTTGTGTTAGTATATTCTTGTGCTAAACGAACAGGAATAATATCAGAAATAGCTCCAGAAATAATTACTTTATTGTTTCTTCCATGCATACCATGATTTCTATGAGAAATCTTCATATACAATCCAGTCTTGTCAGAAGCATTAGTGACTGTTGTAGGAACTGCTGGCAGAGTAGATGCTATACCAACGTTTGGCCCACTACCAACAAGCCAAGCAACTTGATTAACAGTGTCAAAATTGCCCTGAACATTAGTAATTGTAAGTTGATTTAAAGCAGAAACAATTCCAACATTAAATCTTATATTTTCACTAACTGCACCAATTCTAGCTGTTAACACATCTCCAACTGCATATCCTCTACCACCACTGGTTACAGTAATAACACCAATGTTACCACTATTGATTGAAATTGACATTTGAGCACCAGTTCCAACTCCACTGATAGAAGATAGATTTACTCCAGTGTAAGTAAAGTTTCCTGCCGATGGTGTCAGTCCACTACCAACATTATTGACTTGTAATGCTTGCGTATTATTAATTGCAATTGCACCAGTGGCAGACTTTAATTTACCTGTGGTGTTTGTATTATTAAGTTGAGTAATTGTAACTCCAGGTGTTAAGAAAGTGCTTGGGACAGTTGATCCAAGACCTACAACAACTTCTTTAGAAATTGTTTGAACTGGCTGAGGTCTTAGAATTGGAACTTGACGATTACCAATTCCAAGTTTGGGGTTGTATAGTTTAAAGATTCCAGGATCAGTTACAAACTGTGCCTTATAAAGAACAAACTTAAGATCCTCTAGCTGACTTGCATCCCACGTAGAGCCATTTTGTGACTTAAATAGTGATCCTAAGTATGGTTGTTGAGAAACAATTACTCTTTGATTTTCAGAAAGATTTGTTGTAGTGATATCAACTTCACCCATTCTTGAAATCCAAACAGTATAGTTGTTTGAATCGGAAAGGAGAACAATCGCATATTCTCTACCATTGCCTTCAAGATAAACAGGAGATGGGAAAGTAAATTTAGTAGGAACAGTTCCGTCTGTAGATGTTGTAACTTGAGTTGATTCTAATGTTACTTGGCTAAACGCAATAATAGTTGAGGTTGGTTGACCAGTTTGCGTAGTTCTAATTTGACACGTTACTGGAATATTATCATCTTTAGTTGCAAAATAAACATCCAATGATGTCATGAATACACCACCATCATCTGTAACCAAGAATGTTTCAGCTAAAGGATCATACCAGTTTTGGTTTGTAACTGTTCTGGTTTGAGCAGATGTTGATCTTGATAAAGTAGATACTGTTTCAGAAACAGTTGTAGTATCTGAAACTTGCGTTCTTTGAATGTCTGCATTTCTTGTTGAAATGACAGTTTCCTGGGTGGTATTCAATTCACCAGACGAAGTGAATACAACTTCTGCTTGGCTATTGTATGATCCTGGAATTGGATTGTTAGTCTCATTCGCAGTCAGTAATAAAGTTTTTCTTCCCGTTTCAAATTCGGGTTCTGTTGGACTTGCTGGATCTGGAATAAACAGTGATGCAATTAGAGTTCCGTTTCTATCAGAGATTAATCTTAAATCTCTTACAGAAGCTTGTGCTCCGCTAGTTTGACCAATAAGAACCATTCTTGGTACAATTTGACCGTAGAAATTACTTTCTGATTGAGCACCCAAGCTGAAAGTATCAATATTTAAAATAGTGGAAGTTGCAGAATAATCTGCAGCTAAAGTTAAAGTATCTTCGTATGGATTAACATCAAATACTTGAGTTGGGCTATCATAAGGACCATACTTATGATTTGATTTTGCAACTCTAAATCTAATTAAAGTATTTTGTGTATTTCTAACGGTTGATCCTGGAACATAACCAACAACAGTTTCACCAACTCTAAATGTTCCACTTGTCATTGTTATTTCTAACAATTTAGGAACACAATAAGAAGTCATTGGAACATTGTCAAAGAATGCATAGAACTGTGTTCTAGGTCTCATTCTTCTTGCAACAAATTCAATGTTTCTAGATCTTAAGAATGGTATAATATCTCTGCTTACAACAGAAGATCCTAAAGATCTACGATCAACTCTAGGAGAGACTTGGAATTGAACACCTTGTCTAGTTAATCTAGTATCTGTTCTTGTAGTAATTAAATTAGTATTAACAGTAGTGTCAACTAATGTTTGTGTTCTTCTTTGCTCTAAGAAGGGCCAGTTACCTCTTCTAGCACCAGTATTAACCCAACCACTATCACCAGTTTGCTCAGTGTTTGTTTCTGATCTTACAACCTCGTTTCCAACTACAGTTTGACCCGACCATACTTCCTGCCAAGAACCCCAATCAACGGGAGAAATGCCTGTGTTAGGATCTGCTTGCAAAGCCCCTAATAACGCATTATAGCTACCCTCTTCATCAACATTCCTTGCGGATAATCTATTTTCAGCAATCCAGGTATCAGATGCAGGAGCAAGTTCAATATTACCAATCCAAGTTGAAACTGCAAATGGATTGATGTTTTCTGTTCTAGTTGCAAATCTTTGCTGAGCAGCAACAGTTTCGGTATAGTTAAGAGTAATTAAAGAACCAGTTCTCTTAATATTTGGTGATTGTAAGTCTGTAACAAATCTAGAGTCTACATTTTGATTTGCCGTGGAACCAATTCCAACAAGAGATTGAGATCCAATTAATAAATCTAAAGATGTTGTATAGTGAGCTGGTCTTAACTCACCATTTAAAGAATCAATACTAGAATTGCCACTTAATAAGTGTCCAACGTGACTCTTAAAATTATCTACAAAGAAACCAGATTTAAATCTATCTAATCCAGTAGCTGAATCTTTAATGCTTAAATTGAAAGTTTCACTTTCTAATAATGATAGTGATGTATAGGTTTCTACATTTGATAATCTATTTTCAAGTTTAGTAATATCCGCCATTGTGTAACGCTTATGGCGAATAGGTGTTACAGAAATATCTTGCTTAACGTTATAAACATAGGGTCTTAATCTGATAGTAGCAATATCTAAAGAAGATGATAAATCAATTGGTGCAACTGGATTTAAAGATGGCTCACCTTTTCTTAGTTCAAAGAATCCCTCTTTTGTTAATAGTAACTTATCAATTCTTGGTAAGTAATAAGAATAACCAAATACTATTTGACTATCAGGATAAATTGGACTATTAGAATAAGTTCCAGAGGAGGCAAAATTTCTCTTGTTAAATTCAAAAGGAGATAATGTGTCTGTTGCTGGATCATAATTTACAACTCTAGGTCTGATATCAATTGCATCAGTGGATCTTAAAGATTGTAAAGATGGAATATCTCTAGTGTATAAATCAGATGAATAGCTAGAGAATGAAACAAAATCACCATTATCGCCCGCAGGTATGCTATAATGATCAAATACTACAGTAATAGATTTTGTTGGTGTTTGTGCAGATGGCTTTCTAATAATTTTACCATAATCTAAAAATTCAAGTCTTTGACCATTATCTAAAGTAAAGTTTTCGGTAATATTATTGTCACCATCGGTTACGTTTGAGATCGTAGCTGTAATACCAGATCTTTTTAATGTTACAGATTCATCAATTCTAAAAGATTTTTCAGTGATATAAACAAAGTTGATAGTTGATGCTGTAGTAGAAACAACTCTAGCTGCTGCCTTACTTTCATCACCAATAATTACATCACCAACAATTGCATTTAATAAGGAACCTGAAATTTCTACTAAAGTTAAAGATGGTAAAGTAGGAGTTGATGTATCATCTGATTCAAAAATAGCATGAACACGTAAAACATCAGGAACGTTGAGTGAAATTTCTGGATCTTGAACTCTAGTTCCATAAATTGCATTAAAAGTTAATCCATCATTTAATGATGAAGTTCCAAGACCAGATGCAGAATTTGATGATCTGCTAATTATAATAGTAGAACAACGATTTAAGATTTTTTGTTTTGATGAAGCGTTAATCTTAGATAAAGTAGCAACTAACTTGGCACTAGAATCTGTAGCTACAGATAATTGATTTAATGTAATAGTTTTGTTACCGTTTGAAAATATTACTTGTCCACTTCTCAGAGGCTCTACTGCTCCTGTAGAATAGGTTAATACATAATCTTCAACATCAAATTCTGAAAAGAATAGATTTACATCAGATTCAGTGGTGGATGCTTGACTTCCAGAAACAGATAAAGTATATGTCTTTTTAACCTTAAGTTCTGACGTTACAAGGTTTAAATTACTAATATCAGTATTTGGTAGTGGTGTAACTAAAGTTGATTTTGAACCATTGATTAAAGATGGTTTAATAATTACCAAATCATTTGCTGTAATTGTTGAACCTGGAAGAGTTCCATCACAAACATTGGTAACACTTGTAATTCCAGCAACAGTAAATGAATTTGCTGCTGGGCTAACTGCAGTAACTCTATTAAATGTTGGATATGTATTGCCTGTTTTTGTATATCTGATAATATCGCCAGTTTTAATTCCAACTGAAACTGCAGATGTTACTCCAATTGTAACTGCACCTGCACTAGTAATTGTAAATTGAGTTCCTTGACGTGAAATCGATTGAACGTTATTTAATTCTAAATCTGCAGTGAATGTATTAATTCCAACTCTAGAAAATACTGATTTTACATCACTAAAATCATAATCACGAACAGATACTACAGTTGGAGCAGAAGTAATGCCGTTTACTGATATATT